AAAGACATCAAAGGGTTTATGCCTGAGTTGATGGAAGAGATGTATATCAATCGTTCCAAGTTTAAGAAACAGATGTTGAAAGTCGAACAGGAATACCAAAACGATAAGACAAAGGTTCACCTGTTGAAAGATATCTCTCGTCTTAATAATCTGCAGATGGCGATGAAGATTGCTTTGAACTCTGCTTATGGTGCGATGGGTAATCAATACTTCCGTTACTTTGATATTAGAATGGCAGAAGGTATCACGACTTCTGGTCAACTGTCCATTCGTTGGATGGCGAACAAGTTGAATGCATTCCTCAACAAGACTCTCAAGACAGAGGGTAAAGACTTTGTTATTGCGATTGACACTGACTCAATCTATCTGACATTGGAAGAACTCATTGAGAAAGTTTGCGAAGGTAAAGATACCAATGGCAAGATTAAGTACATGGATAAAATCTGTGAAGATGTTTTCCAGCCATTCATTGATCAAGGATACACCGAACTATCAGATTACATGAATGCGTATTCGCAGAAGATGGTTATGAAACGAGAGGTTCTTGCTGACAAAGCCATCTGGACTGCAAAGAAACGATATGTCATTAATGTTCACAACTCGGAAGGAGTTCAGTTTGCGAAACCTAAGATCAAAGTTATGGGTCTTGAGATGGTCAAGTCATCTACACCTGCGGTTATTCGTACAAAGTTGCGTGATTCTCTTCAAGTTATCCTCGCAGGGGATCAAAAAGATCTTCATACATATGTTATGGAGTTTAGAAAAGAGTTTGATAAATTACCGATTCAAGAGATTGCTTTCCCACGAGGTGTGAATGGATTGAAGCAGTATGCAGGCAGTCCAATTTATACAAAGGGTACACCAATCCATGTTCGTGGTGCATTGTTGTTCAATCATCACTGCAAGCGTATGGGTCTTGATAAGAAGTATCAACCAATTCGTGATGGTGATAAGATTAAGTTTGTGTATGTTCGTACACCGAATCCTTTCCAAGAAGATGTGATTGCATTCCCTCAGGTTCTGCCAAAAGAGTTTAAAATAGAATCATACATAGATTATGACAAGATGTTTGAGAAGGTATTCCTTGATGCCTTGCAGATTGTTATCGAACCACTAGGGTGGAAGACGCAAGAAGAAAGTTCATTGGAGGATTTCTTTGGCTAACATTAGAGTTATTAAAAAAGGTATCAATGTTTCTAAGATACTGAAACAATTGTACCAATACCCAGAAGACTGGGGTGCTCAGAAAGATATTGAAGGTGTGCACGATTTAGTTAATGAGTATGGATTCCCTGCAGTTCAAGCAGGTGTCCTTCAATTAAAAATGGGTGCAGTAAAAGACCTAAATCAATATGTGGGTGATAGTGAAGTATCTGTAGAAACACCAGCGTATAACAGACACACAGAGATTGTAGGATTCTTAAAGCGCAACTTTAAGAAATTTGATAGATGTGGATTCCTTTCTTTACCAGTTGGTGGAGAAGTTGGACAGCATATTGATATTGGTAGTTACTACCAGACAAGAGACAGATACCATCTTGCAATCCAAGGTTCATATGTTTACACTGTTGGTGGAGAATCTGTAAAGATTGATGCAGGAGATCTAATATGGTTCAACAATAAACTGTCACATGGAACTAAGAATGTTGGTGATATTGTTAGAATTACATTTGTGTTTGATGTTCCACATTCCAAGAACACTCCATAGTTGCCTTGCAACAAAAGTTACTGTATAATAGGAGATATAAATGAAGCTGTTAAAATTTTATGCCGAGTGGTGTGGTCCATGCAAAGGTTTGACCATGGTCATCAATGGTGCGAAAGACAAGATTGATATTCCGATTGAAGAATACGATATTGATAATGAAATGTTTATGGCACAAGATTATAAAGTTCGATCTGTCCCAACTATGGTTTTGGTTGATGACAAGGGTGTTGAAATCAGACGACAGATTGGTTTAGTCACAGAAGAAAAATTGTTAGAATTCCTGAAAGGTTAATATGAGCATACTAGACAAAATTAAAAAGAATACAACTATCAAAGACTCTGCGATTCTATCTGAATCAAAGTTCTTTAAGAAGAAGGATATGATTCCTACTTCTGTTCCAATCATCAATGTGGCTTTGTCTGGTCGTCTTGATGGTGGATTGACTCCAGGAATTACAATGTGGGCTGGTCCAAGTAAACACTTCAAGACAGCATTCTCTTTGCTAATGGCTAAGTCATACATGGACAAGTATGAAGATGCAGCTTTGTTGTTCTATGATTCAGAGTTCGGCACTCCACAGTCTTACTTCGATACATTTGGTATCGACACAAAGCGAGTTGTTCATACTCCATTGACAGATGTGGAACAATTGAAGTTCGACATTATGCAGCAGTTGTCTAATGTAGATCGTGGTGATCATTTGATTATCGTTATTGACTCCATTGGTAATTTGGCTTCTAAGAAAGAAGTTGAAGATGCCATGGAAGGTAAGTCTGTTGCAGATATGTCAAGAGCAAAACAGATGAAGTCGTTGTTCCGTATGGTAACTCCACACTTGAACTTGAAAGACATTCCATTGGTTGTAGTGAACCATACATATATGGAGATCGGAATGTTTCCGAAAGCAATTGTTGGTGGTGGCACTGGTGCAATGTATTCAGCAGATAATGTATACATTCTTGGTCGTCAGCAAGAAAAAGAAGGTACTGAAATCGTAGGTTACAATTTTATTATCAATGTAGAGAAGAGTCGTTATGTTAAAGAAAAATCTAAAATCCCTGTTAGTGTATCTTTTGATGGTGGTCTTAGTAAGTGGAGCGGTTTGCTCGATCTTGCTCTTGAATCCAAGCATGTGGTCAAACCAAGTAACGGATGGTATTCCAAGTGTGACCCTGAGACTGGCGAAGTAGAAGCCAAGAAATATCGCATCAAAGAAACCGACAACAAAGACTTCTGGTTATCAATTCTTACAAGCAAATCATTCTATGACTTCATTAAGAGTAAATACTCAATTGGTCAGGGTGGACAAATGATGCAAGAAGACGATCTTGACAAAGCATTGGAAGAGTTAGAGTTCGATGAGTAATTTTAGATATACAGTTCTTGAACACAAACATAGTGGACTTCAAGCAATTAAGTTGACTGATGGTGCGTATGAAGGTATAATTTATACTTATGGAAAGGTGTCATTCGATCCAGATGAAGAGAATGACTCCTTGCATTTAAAGTTTGAGTATGAGATACTTGACAATGCTGATAAAGGTATGACAGATATGAAACCTTTTGAAGCATACATAGGTGATATCCTACAAGAATTACTGCATCAAGGTGTGGCAGAAAACAATTTAACATATACAGGCGGAACAGAAATTGATGCGAATAGAACAAAAGATTCTGAGCAATCTGATATTTGATGAGAACTATTGCCGTAAAGTAATTCCATTTATCAAGAAAGAATATTTTGCAGATCGTAAAGAAGTAATCCTTGCAGACGAGATTGTTTCTTTCTTCACGAAGTATAACAAGCCAGCATCCAAAGAAATCCTACAGATTGAAATTAGTAATAGAAAAGATCTCAATGATAAAGAGTTGTCTGAACTTGGTGACTTTATCGGCACATTGAGTCAAGAGCCAGTCAATGAAGACTGGATGTTAGAGCACACTGAAAAGTTTTGTAAAGATAGGGCAATTTATAATGGAGTTCTCTCAGCAATCCGAATCATTGACGGCAACGACAAGCACCAAACAAAAGACGCTATCCCATCTATTCTTTCTGATGCTCTTGCCGTTTCATTTGATAATCATATTGGTCACGACTACCTTGATGACCACAATGAGAGGTATGATTTTTATCACAGGGTGGAAGAGAAGGTTGCATTCGACCTTGACATGTTCAATAAAATCACTAAAGGTGGACTATCAAAGAAAACCCTCAACATTTGTCTTGCTGGCACTGGTGTTGGTAAGTCTTTGTTTATGTGCCATGTGGGTGCTGGTTGCCTAACCCAAGGAAAAAATGTCTTATACATAACTATGGAAATGGCAGAAGAGCGTATCGCTGAAAGGATTGATGCGAATCTTCTTAACCTAACCATGGATGAACTAAAAGTTATTGACAGGGATATCTACGAAAGTCGTATTGCTAAGATTACAGCTAAGACTAAAGGTAAACTAATTGTCAAAGAATATCCAACTGCTGGTGCTCATTCTGGTCACTTCCGTGCTTTGCTGGAAGAACTAAAGTTGAAACGAGAATTCAAACCTGATATTATCTTCATTGACTATCTCAATATTTGTGCGAGTCAACGAATGAAGCAAGGTGGCTCAATTAACTCTTATACATATATTAAGAGCATTGCAGAAGAACTAAGAGGATTGGCAGTTGAGTATAATGTTCCAATTGTATCAGCCACTCAAACAACTCGTTCTGGATTTACAAACTCGGATCCAGGACTTGAAGATACCTCTGAATCTTTTGGTTTGCCAGCGACAGCTGACTTTATGTTTGCTTTGGTCAGCAATGAAGAGTTGGAAGGTTTGAATCAGATTATTGTTAAGCAGTTAAAGAATCGATATAACGATCCAGGATTCTATAAGAGATTTGTAGTTGGGATTGATAGAGCAAAGATGAAACTGTATGATGTAGAAGCATCGGCACAAACGCTGAGTGACTCAGGAAAGAATGATGACGATGAACCAATGTTTGATAAAAGTAATTTTGGTCGCAGACAAAAAGCAGAATCGTTCGAAGGATTTAAGTTTTAGGAGAAAGATATGGTAAAGGTAATTGTAGCAGAAAAGAAAATCAATTGTGAACATCTCATTGGTCAGTTTGTTGATGAGAGC